TATGACCACTGTCAGGTTTAAACCATTTTGCTTTTTTAATTAACCAATCATTAGCGGCGCTATCATGGACATTCTCCAAAACTCCAGGAATTAAATATGTAAAACTTGGATGTAAAAAATCTAATTGACCTGAAAATGCTGAGGCTATTATAGGTTTGTTTGATAACCCGAATTCTAATAGTGGTCGTCCAAATCCTTCACCTTTAGTAAAACTTACCATAGATTTTACCTTAGGGTGGTTATATAATTCATTCATTTCACTGTCATTAAACTCCCCATTCAAAACATAGATATTAGGTAAAGTATGGGATTTAACCGTTTTTCTTATTTGTTTTATACGTTTTAAAATTTCATCTCGGCTTATATAAGAAGCAACTCCTACAGAAGTTTTTAATATTAAAGCGGGGGTGTTTTTTTTATTTTTAAATGTTTCATAAAAGGATTTTACTAATACCGAAACATTTTTTCTATCATGCCCAAAACTACCTTGCATCCAATGTCCTACAAACAAATAACAAAACTTTTCAGGGATTGTATCTAAATTGATATTAGTGACTTCTGTAGGTTTTAAAGTTTTATAGATGTCTAGATTTGCACCTTCAAATACTACTTCAACATGTTTATTTAATTTGATTTCTCCTAATGTTCGGTTTGATTTTTGGTCTTTTTTAGCATACGATACCTCTTGTAATATCTTTTTAGAAAAATTAGAAGATACCAAATTCATATCCATTTTATTCATCCCTTCTATCCACTCATGCTTACATATGGTAGCTTCTATACCTGCGGTGCAACCTATATTATATTTTCCTATAGGTTGGAATTCATTTGGAATTGTGATTTGCATCCAAATTTCGGGTTGTGACACCAATTGATTTTCAGGGAGTAAGTGTTGAAGTAAAAATTGCCATTCTTTATGGTCATCACAAAACCCCCAAGAAGTAGAACCCCACCTTTGAGCCATTAATTTAACATCATATTTATCTGTTTCTATAATGGCTTTTATTATGTCTCGTGATCGGGCACCATACCCACTATAGGTATCCATCGGTGAGGAAATTACAAATGTTGGTTTACTCATTAGTATATTATATTATGTTTTAAAAATTTACCTTTATAATCGTTGGCATTTATTATTTCATATTTTTCTCTGGGTTCCCATGTTGAAAATAATTCATCAAACGCCCCCATAACTCTATTAGCCTGATGCTTAGAATTAAAACCTGCTTCTTCACTTAAAGCCCATTCTCTGCCTTTTAATCCTCTTGCTTTACGTTCTTCAGGATCTAAATCATATATTGCTTTAATTTGTTTAGAAGCGTCTTCCCATTCACATCTATCGTCAAAAATATAAGGTGTTTGAGATGAACCTTGGATAGATCTAGATGTTGGGTAAACGGGAAATGCCCATTCTCCATGTTCTTTATAAGTTCCTCTATGGTTAGATGGGATTTCAGGTGAAGGGGTAAACCATTCCCCGTTTGAATCTACAAATCTCATTTGATCTTGCATACCTCCTGTAACATTAGCTATTATGGGGGTTCCAGATAACATAGCTTCAGTTAAAGTTAAACCCCAACCCTCATTAGAAGTAAGTAATATCTGTACGTCTGCTATATTATATAAATAATTTAGTTGTGTTTGGTGGTATTTTTGAGTAGAAAATACAATTGTATCTTCATATTCTTCATCAAAAAAATATTCTTTAACCACTTCTAAATCTGTCCCGTGGTCTGATGTCAATTCAGTATGTAGTACCATTCTACATTTTAAAGCCTCTTCCTTAGGTAAACTATCTAAAAAATGTCTAAAGGCTAACATTGCATCCGGGATTTGTTTTCTTCTAATATTTCTTGAGTTGAAAAACAGTACAAATTTGGGATCAAACCCACCAAATAATATCTTTTTAAATTGAACAAAACCCTGGTCTGTTTTAGATACAGGTTTGTATACATCCTCATTTAGACCATGGGGTATGTATTTAAAAATTTTATTTTTACCCTTATCACCTAAAACAATTTTATTAATGTTTACAGTTTGTTTTGATATTCCCATTAATAAATCACAAGCCTCATAGTAAGGTTGGTTGTACATTGGAGCAGGATAATCGTCCCAAATGTTTAGATAGGTAATAGGAATTTTACGACGTATTTCATGTTCCATATTGAAAATCCAAGTAAAATATCTAGGATCTGTAATTAACATGATGGCATCAGGTTTTTCTGATGCTATTATTTGTCGTAATGTATCGGGGTTGCCATATCCATCTTGTGGGTATAAAAATAGAGAAGAATCATCAATCTCCATTAAAGTATTAGTACTTTGACTTAAGTCTAATTTTTTCCCTTTTTCAGGATGATTAATGGCTCCTGCCATTTGCACCCAATTAAAGTGGTGTGATGTATGAGTTACAATTTCTTTGGCAATAGTTGCAACACCAGAATGTACTCTAAGGTCATCACATAAGAGGAGTATTTTTTTCCTTTCTTTTTGTGGAAGATGTTTAAAACTTTTATTCATATAATAACTTTTTATTAATATAATAAATTTCTATTCCGAGGCCAAATTATGGTTTGTTATTTTTCTCCTAAATTCCTCATCTTTCATATAAAGTTCAATAGCACGTTCAGATAGTTTTTGAAATGAGAATTTCCTTTTGATACACTCAATTTTAAATTCTTCCCATAGATTCCCATCTATTTTTACACTTGTTAATTTTTGATTACTCATAGTTTGTATATTTGTATGTTTGTATTGTTTAATATAAATATATATAAATTATTCAAAACATATCCCTTCACCACAATTCTCCTTATCTAATTTAAATGGACAGAAACCACAATTCCATTTGCTGGCGTTTTTAGGGTAGTCTATGTTTTTAATTTCCCCAGTTGAATTAAAACAGGTGGTTATGAAATGGTTTATAGCATTTTTAGCTTTATTTAATTTAATTTTACCACTAGGGGGAACAAAAATTTGAACTCTGTATGATTGGTGTGGTGACATTAATTTCTCATCATCCCAATCCAATACTTTACGTTTAACTATAAAAAATTCTATTTCTATGTTTTCTAACGGGATATTGTATTGTTCAGAGAAAAATTGCTTATATAAAAGTAATTGATATTGTTTATCTTCATTTTTTTTATCTTGATCCCTCCACCCCCTAGTGCTTGTTTTAATGTCAATTATTTTAAAGGTGTTTGTAGGTTCATGGTATAACACAATATCTAAGTATCCGGTGTATAGTACGTTATTATATCCCTTATTTGGTGCTATTACTAATGGGAGTTCACAACCCACTAAATAAGTACCTTTTTTTGTGAAATAAGAACTACGTTTTTTCTTAAACCAATTTAGAATACCTACCCCATCTTCAAAAAACTCCCTCATTTCAATTGCTGATGAGAAGTGTTCGTTTTTATTTGATTTATATTGTTTTTGGTATTCTTCTATAAAGGTTTTTTGGAAAGTGTCTTCCATATCAATTTCCCTATCTGCGGCGGCAAATGATGTTTCGTACGCTACATTTAGATAATTTTGCATTACTTCATGTATAGAGGTCCCAAAAACAGTATGTATTGAAGATGTGAATCGTTTAATTCTTTCTTTATACTGAAGTTTCCATCTGTGGGGGCAATTCCTAAAAATTGACATCTGAGAATGGGATACATTCTTTTGGTAAGCATAATTCACCAGTGAGGGTGGATTATTTCTTATTTCTTTTACTATTTTTGGGATCTTTTTCATTCAAATTATTTACGCCATTTATCTCTACCAACTAACAAACCTATTATTCCATAATTTGCTATATCTATAAATGTATCTTCCATCCCTTCACCCTCAACAAAACTTTTTCCATTAACTAATAAATTTTTTAAACGTGATATTTTATCCGTTAATCTAATACACAACCCAGTTAGTGAAAACTTCTTGTCATTGCTATTATTAACGATATCTCCGCCCAAAGCAATATTATTAAGTCCATAATCTAAGTGTTTTCTAGCAAATAACTCGTATTGTTCATGTTGTATTTGTTTAAACTCATTGGATAGTGCCCCGTATTCGTTTTCAAATATTTGTACTGCATTTTGGGGTACTTCACCTCTCATATTTGTAGGGTGAGTAAGATTTTCCCAATATTTTTTCCCTATGGGGAATTGGTTATGAGGTAATTTATTTTCCACATTCTCGAAATGTTTTGTTACAGCGCTACCCATTTATTTGTGTAAATTTTAAAAATTGAATTTTTAGTTTTTCTATTCTCTCATCAGCATCAATCAACATCCTAAGTGTCTCTTCAGCATTTTTATAAAAATCTTCGGTTGAATGATCACCAATTCCTGCTGCCTTATTTCCTAATAAATCAAAGGATAGCATGGCTTTTGCTCTATCTGCTTCTGCAGAAGTTAATAACATTTTGTATAATAATGGGTTCATTTTATAATTTTTTTAATTTCTTTATTATCTAATCCTCTATTTGTTAATATACGAACAATATGTTCATTATCCAAAAAATATAAATATTCTTTTACTTCTCTTATAGATAGTTTAAAATGGTCCTTTAAGTGTATTAATAATTCATTATTTCTTTCTTTAACTTTAGATTTAATGTATTTACTCCATTTATTATTTTTAGGAATAAATTCGACATATACTGAGTATATTTCTTTTTTGTTTTGGGGAGGTATAACTTGTACCTCGTTCACCAATTCTAAAAAATCTTCATTCTGACTTAGAAATCTATGAACCATATAACTATTCCAAGTCTCCCAATCTGATTCTGAAAATGAATCAGTGGGAGATTTGGTAGTATTAATTTGTTTTAGCCAATCAAATACAGTTTTCATTCTAACACAACTCTTCTTTAAGTTCCTCTCTTAAATCTTTTGGGACCGAGTCTTTTAAGATTTTTTTTGTTACAGGATCAAAAAACACAGGGATAGGAAGAAGAGCATCCTCATCTGTTCCGGTAATAAATTTGGATACTTTACGTAAAATTACTCCTTGTACAAATACACTCCCTCCATCAGAGTTTTTAACTTCGGTAGTGTTTTTCAAATCAATTGGTGGCATTTGTGCCGATTGTGGGTTTTGCATATTATTTGTTGTTTATTAAATTTTGGATTAAGGACAGGGCATTTATTTCTTTATCTATACGGAAATTTGCTTTATATTGGTGGTCGTTTATTAACATAGCAACAGTACCCCCTCTATTTGGTAAATATTCTTCAGACCTTTCATATAGTGATTTAAATAATTCTTCATAATCATTAATATTAGAATCGGCAATAATTTGTCTTATAACTTTAAATTGTGGTTTTGGTTTTGCCAATTCCGTTAAAACATCGTATATATAACTTGAAGAAATAATTAAATCATCATCCAATATTAATACTCCATCTATAGAACTAGATTGTATGGTATTTATCATCTTCCTAATATCAGGATATGTTTTATTTACGATTTTAGCTATATCTATTAAGTCATAGCTTATTTTCTCTTTATCACATATTCCTGCTATATGAACCGCAACTTCTTTTTTAGTTGGGGGTTCTACTTTAAAAGTTTGACATCTAGATTGGATTGGATCAATAATACGTTCAATATAATTGCAAGTTAAAATAAATCTAGTACTACGTGAAAAGGTTTCAATCACATTCCTTAAAGATGCTTGTGCATTTATTGTTAAATAATCCGCTTCATCCAAAATAACCACTTTAAGAGGTTTAAATGATGCCATTGAAGCAAACCCTGATACTTTATCCCTAATAGTTTCAATACCTCTTTCATCTGAGGCATTTATGTATAGGGATTCGCAATCAAGATTGTTTACTATAATTTTAGCTAGGGTTGTTTTACCTGTACCCGCCCCGGCATAAAATAGATAGTTTTGTATGTCATTATTCTTTAACTGTCTATCAATTGAAGATTTTAAGGTAGCATTACCTACAAAGTTTTCTAAAGTATTAGGTCTATAACGTTCATTAAGCAAAGTTTGTTCTCTATCAAAACTCCCCATAAATTGAATATTTTTTAATTGGTTTAGGTTCTATTTCTTTTTCTGATGTTGCAATAGTATATAATTCTCCTTTAAGTGGGGATAATTTAAAATCCCCAACAAACTTAGTTTTTACAATATAAGCCTCTAAGGTATTGGTTAAAGATGTATAGATTTTACCTTCAGGACCGTCAGATACTAAGCGATATCTATCACCGGGGGCTTGTCTTATAGCTATTAATTCTATTTTGATTTTGTCTATTTTTATTTCCATAGATATAATATACGAAAAAATAATGGGGAAGCCATAAAAACTTCCCCATATATTTTATTTGCTTTCAGCCACGGATGCCTTTCGGTATTCGGTTACTAGGTTTTTTATATTACCTAGACTTTTTCTAGCTTCTTGTTGTGATTTTTTTGTAGTTTTATTATGTTTTTCTACAAAAATGTTAAATAATTCTGTAATCTGTTCAAAAATTTCCTGCTTATTCATTGTTATAATCTAGTTTAAAATTTTACATCATACCCATCATTGGGTCCATTTGAGATTGAGGTTTATCTTCTATCTCGTTTGAAATAATACACTCGGTCAATAGTACTGTACCAGCAACTGAAGCTGCATTTTGTAACGCTGTTCTAGCTACTTTAGTTGGATCTATAATACCTTCTTCTTTCATATTAACGATTGATTTTGTTTTAATATTATAACCTGATCCTAGTGGTAAGTCTAATAATTTAGCAGCTAAAATTTCAGCTTCAGTAGTATCATATCCTGCGTTTACGAGTATTTGGATAAATGGTTTTCTACATGCTTTTTTTACAATAAAAGCCCCAGTTGTAGTGTTTACATTTAAATCTAATACTTGAGAAGCATATAATAAAGCCATACCACCACCAGGAACAATTCCTTCTTCTATTGCTGCTTTTGTAGCGTGTAAAGCATCGTCAACTCTATCTTTTTTCTCTTTCATTTCGGTCTCTGTATTTCCACCTACATGAATAATAGCAACTCCACCCACAAATTTAGCTAAACGTTCTTGTAGTTTTTCTATTTCAAATGGAGATTGTGCCTTGTCTAATTGTGTTTTTAATTCATCAATTCGGGAGTTAATTTCATCTTCACCACCTTTCCCATCGACAATGGTAGTTTGTTCTTTTTCTATGGTAACAGTTCTAGCTTCACCAAACCACTCCCAACTAAATTTATCTAGTTTCATTCCTTTATCTCTAGAGAACACCTGACCTCCAGTTGTAATAGCAATATCTTCTAAAATTAATTTTCTACGATCACCAAAATCAGGTGCTTTTACAGCACACACCTTCATTGTACCTCTCATTTTATTTACAATAAGGGTTGCTAATGCTTCTTGATCAACATCCTCGGCAATAAGGAGTAATGATTTTCCTTGTGATGAAACTGCTTCTAAAATTGGTAATAATTCTTTTACTTGGGTAATTTTATTTTCTGAAATTAGAATTAAAGGATTATCTAACGTAGCAGACATAGTGTCATTGTTAGTAACAAAGTATGGTGATTTGTATCCTCTGTCAAATTGCATTCCTTCCACTGTTTCCAAATAAGTTTCCCCAGTACGAGATTCTTCAATATGAACTATACCTTCCATCCCCACTTTTTCTATTGCAGTAGCAATCAATTTTCCAACTTCGGGGTCATTATTAGCTGAGATAGTTGCAACTTGTTCTAGTTGTTCTTCACTTGAAATATCTTCTGCAATATAATTTTGGAGATTTGTGATAACAGATTTTACTGCTTCATCAATATCGCGTTTGATTTGAACGGCATTTTCCCCATTATTTAAAGCACTCAATCCTGCTTTAATCATTTCACGAGCTAATAATGTTGAAGTAGTGGTACCATCCCCCGCTTTTTCAGCTGTTTTTATAGCCGCTTGTTTTACCAATTGTACTCCTAATTCTTGATTAGGGTCCTTTAATTTAATAGATTTTGCTACTGTAACTCCATCTTTTGTGGATTGGGGTGCACCTTGATCATTAGCAATAACTACATTTCTACCATTAGGTCCTAAGGTACAAACTACAGCATCTGCTAAAATATCAATCCCTTTTACTAGATTTTTTCTAGCTTCTTCACCTAAAATAACTTGTTTATTCATCATTTTTTATTTTGTAAATTTATTATTTATATTTCCATTTATAACCATGTCGTTTTCCGTTTGAATATAAAACATCGTATATGTTTCCGGGAAATGCTAGATTTATATCTTTAGCAGAATCCCATTCTTTTATAGGATTTGATTCTAAATATGCAAAGATTTGATTTTCTTACAAAAATTTGATTTTCTTGACTAATTAGAGTTTATTTTTGCTAAGACACTATTCTCAGGACCTACATAATATTCCTCACCATTGTATGGTAATTTAGTAAACCCCATGGTAGGTAATACTACTATGTCACCTGTTTTTAATTGTGTAGGTAGAAGTTTACCTGAAATTGTATATCTCCCTGGACCTACAGCGATTACTTCTCCTGTTTCATTTTTTTCTTTACCTAAGTCAGGTACAATAATTCCACCATACGTGGTTTCTTCTGCTTCTATAGGTTTAACTATAACTGCATCAAACAATGCTTCTAATGCCATCTGTGTATTTTTTAATGTTATTACTTATTGTTATATAATTGTTTATATACTCTTCTAATGAACTTACATCTTCTATATCCGCTTTCAAATTTGAAATTTTTACTAAAGCTTGATCTAAATTTGTGAAATAATATAAAGATTTTTCATAAGTTTTTGTTTTTCCTTTGCTCCTAAAATGAGAAGAATCAGATGTTACATTTTGTTTTACTGTGTAACTATATTCATCCTTTGTTATAAAAAAGGGTTCTAATAGAGGATCAGTAATAGTTTGGATTGATTTTCTTTGTTTAACTTCAGACATATGACTTGTTTATTTAGATGTCAATATACGAAAAATAATGTGCTAAGACACGCTATTTTGGTGAAGTTATTCATTTCTAGCTAGAAAATATTCACTTTCTATATCTGGAGATTTGAAATCTAATTTTAAGGTAGATTTTGAAGAAAGTGTTAAGATACAGGTTTCTTGGTCTTTGTTAGCAGCGAGTATATCTTTAAATATACTAGAATTGTAAGGGATTTCTAATTCTAAATCCTTTATATCTCCACCACCAATTTGGTATGTAATTTTATTTGAAAACCCTGTATTATCTCCAAATATGAATTCACATATTGGGTTTTTATCTAAATCAGTAGTGGTTCTGATTAGCATGTTTTCAACTTCCCCTAAAGCATTTTTTGCTTTAATTAAATGGTCAATGTCTTCACTGTTAAGTTTTAACTTAAAATTGTAATCTTGGGGTTCGTCATACCATATATTTTTCCCTAAAATTAAAACATCAGCTAAAGAATATGTTAAATCGAAATGAGAATCTTTAATATATAATTTTGTAAATATAGATTTAAGTTTTTCCACCCCTAACATTAAATCCCCACTTGTAATAGACATTAGTTTTGACAATTTCCCGGTATCAAATATCCCTAATTCACCATCCCCTAATGGGAAATCTTTCAATACTACTTTACACACTTTACCTGATTCCCCTGCATATATTGTAAGTTGATTATTTTTAATTCTCCATTTTGCTTGATTATTCAACCCATTTAAATAATACTTAGAAATTAGAGATGTTAACTTTACTTTATTAATCATTTTATTGTTTTTTATATTAGTGAATATACAAAAGATATTTTATATCTCAAAGGATTTTAACACATTTAGGTGAGGATTTAAGTTAAGTTCCCATGAAAGGTCTGAAAAGAATCCTTCTAATTTGTTAAGTAAGATAGTTTCAAAGACTCTTTGTCTATTAGCATAAAGGGTTAGAAAGTTTTGGATTTTATCAGGGATTTCATAATCAAAAAATGCTAATGCCTCTATTTTATATGGGTTATCTTTTAAGTAAATCCATTTAACTTTATCAGACATAGTAACTAAATTATAAGTTCTATCCAACTGCCACAGTCTTAATAAATCATTATAGCGAATTGCTGCTCTAACGGGTGCTGGTGCACGTTTTTTTATTTCCGTGAAAATCTCACCGGATCTGGGGGTATTTCCTGAATATTTTTCTAGCTTTTTGACTGAGGTAGGGTTTCCCAATTTTGCTAGTGGGATTGTACCGTCTAAAATTTGTTTTTTAAAAACTTTAATCTGATCTAGAATATCAATTTTTTCACCACCTTTAAGTACTTGGTGTAGTATATCATTAAAAAATTCTCCTAAAATAGGTGGGAAATTAGCTTTCATAAATTCCAACCCCTTAATTTCTAATTCTTCCTTAGCTATACCTTCCTTTTTAGTAATCCATTGGGCATAACGACGAGTTGCCCTAAAGTATGCAGATCGGATAACAGCTTCTGTTTTCATCTCTAATCTATGTTTATTAACTACACCATTAGGTACGTTAAAACATTCTTTAGCTAAAGTGTTATATTGGTGTGTGATTATGTCTTGATATTCTAATGCTACCCCCTCTAATAAATCATCTTTTTTACTATCTTCTAAACCTTCAAAATTGGGGTATAAAAAGTTTAATAGGGGTTCAGCATTAATGTATACTGAGTCTGTGTCCATGTAAGCGCAATAATTTTCATCATCACTATCACAGATAAACCAAGGTGTATCTTCTAAATGTTTCATAACTTATTTCTTTTCATTTGGTATTTCTACTAACATAAACTTTAATTTAAAATGATCTTTCTCCTGGGGAGAGGGGTAAATTAATGGGTTTGTTTCCATTGGAGTCTAAGTCATCTCTTCGTTCTATACTTACCTTATATTGAACTTTATTTACATTAAAAGTACCTCCTTGTTTAATCATTTTTTTAAAAAATAATTCTTGGGGTTCAGACCAATTTTCACTTTCCTTTATTAATTCTTCCTTTGTAACTAGTTTGTTATTAGCTAAAATCATCATATTTTTTCTAATAGATTGTTTTTTTAATGTCATATTTTTAATTTTCTTTTAAACTCTGTAGCTAAATTATTATCCCTCATAAGTTTATTCATGTGTGTGTTTGCACATAACGCCGATTCCTGAATGATTCTGTGGCCAGATAATGTAATAGCTTCACTAAGGATGGATAAATTCATTCCGTATCTAAAAGAAGGTAAAGCTGTAGCACCATAGAGTGAATTCAAGAGTATTTTCATAGTGTATTGCATTAGGTGATTGTATTCTCCAGCTTCTTTATCACCTGCTTTGTATGCTTCTTTCATACGGTTTTTATACAAAACACGTTCATCAAACCATTTTTTTAAAATAGTAGATAAAACAGATTCTTTATCGGTTCTAAACATTGAACCATTAGCGGAGACTGCTAATTTTCCATTTTCAATTATGTTAATTAAATCTTTAACTTTGACACTAGTTTGTTGTCTCCTACCATTTTCAACTTCTAACAATTCATCTGGGTCTTTGGCTTTTAAATCATTGAGTCCTAGTCTATTGTTTCTATCATCCCCATCTATAATGCGGCCTATAAATGTTTCTTTACCTATATTTATAGTCATAATAATTGATGGATACAAAGAAGTTAAATCTTCATCAAACATATATTTATACAAACCCGCTTTAGGGCAAAATAAAAAACCACCAGCATAATTATTTTTTTTCTGTGGGTTTGGCTCTTTAGGTGGTGGAATTATACCTTTTGATAGTAAATAAGCTGAAATTGCTCCATCTTGGGTTTTACTGTTAGCATAAACTTCACTATAATTATGTTTTCCTTTATGTGATAAATTTTTGGTTAAAGATATATATTGGAGCTTTTCATCTAATTTTTGAAGTATTTCTACGTCTCGAAAATTGTATTTTATAAAAGTATGAATATCTTTTTGGAATAATTGATCTAGATTTCCTTTATATTCAATTTTGCCTAAATTTACATACTTTGCCCCAATAGCATCTAATTTCCAACTTGGTTCATCTTTCCAACTGTATTTTTTATGTAATCTCATATAATCTAATGATTCCACACCAATTAAATCAACATATTGATCTTGTTTATAGAAATAATCATTATTTTTCTTGACATTTACCAATCCTAAAGGAGATAACATATCCGCTAAATTTTTACCTAACACATTACACATTCTATAATAAAGATAAGGAATGTCAAAAAAATCACTATTGTATCCCACTAAAATGTCTGGGTCTATTTCTCTAAAAAATTCTAAGAATTTATATAATAACTCTTTTTCGGTTTTAAGGGGAATTATTTTTGTATTCCCATTTTCAGTTAAAGTAACATTATTCTTTTTATCTAAAATTAAAATTACCCATTCATCCGGGGTTTTATCCCAATAAGCGATAGAAGTAATAGGCATAGGAGCACCTTCTATATACTCTTCAGTTAAAGCCCCACCAATTTCACACTCAATATCAAAAAATAGTTCTCTATGACCTACCGAAGGAGTATCATTAATCCCATATTTCTCAATAAGGTATTTTTGTTCCGCTTTCATTTTATTAAAATGTAGATTAGGTGTATTTTTATCCCATTTTTGAATTTTTTTCAAGGATTCACCACTTAAACCTTTATAATTACCATCCCCAGGAGAACATACTTGGTAAGCATAATCATACCATTCTATTTCATCGTAACCCGCTTCATCCCATAAGTGGATTTTATATTTATTGTTTCCTAATCTAGTAGAATAACATTTTTTATAAGACATTGTAAAACTTTTATTTTATTAAATATAACAAGGCTCCCTTAAGGAGCCTAGTTTTTATTTATTGGTTTGTATCTGATTTTAGATAATCTTTATCTAATTCCTCTTGTGTAAAGAATTGTCTTAGATCAGGTCGGAAGTATGAAATTGATTTCATGACCTTTCTATCTCTTGTTCTATATACTACGAATCTACCACCGACTTTTTCGAAATGACATGACTCAAACTGTTCTTCGCTTCTTTTGGTGACAGTATCCATGGCTTCTTCCTCAGTTGCACAAGTTTTTGACATATTACTTGCCTGTACCTCTTGATACGCGGGCCATATCTTATCCTTAAGACCGTGTAGCATAGTAGCGTTCCCCAAGGTAACATAAGTAATATCACAAATAGCATCCAAAACTTCCACGATGTTTCCACTTTCGCAAGCTTCTCTATATTCTTCAAGTTCTTCGAGTACGAAGTCGTAAACAAATTGCCATTCTTTTTTTTCGGGGATGATTGATTCATAAGCATTTGGTTTTCCGAATGTGTGGTTAAAAATTTCTACTTCATTTACAAAGGGCACGTCAGCTATACTATTAGGGGAATAATAAAACCCAAAATCTAATTGTTTCCCCATTAAGCTATTATTTTTATAATTTTGGTTTTTACTATTTTATCTACTGTAAAATTGCTCTCACCCTCAAAGTCTTTGTACACTTTGGATTCCGCATCTGTTGGTGAAATTGCTTCCACTAAATACTTTTCAGTAACTCTTTGTATTTTACCTTGTTCGTTTTCTAATGTAAGTTTTACATCTACTTGCCAATAATTCATAATCTACTTGTTTTTAGTTTTTATTTATTTAAAAAAATGTTTGATTTGGAGCTTCAACTTTAACAGCATCACCCAAATAATCTTGTATGTGGTTACTATCTGTTTTCTCCCAAGGGTAGATAAGCCACTCATCTCCTTTATGCTCCTCAGCCCATATTGTGGGTTTAAAACTACTAGTGTGGGGTTTATAGTGTAGTACTGCTGTATACACACCCGGTGAGTTATTTAATGTTGTTCCACTATCAGCAATATCATCTATTACTAAAGTATTAGGACCTACTACGTATACATAAGGTAAATCTAACATATGTGAAACCATTACAGCAGGGATTAAACCTCCCCTAGCAATACCGTGTACTGAATCTATGTTTGGTGTCTCAGTTATAATCTTCTCACATAATGTTTTAACTAATGTTTCTACATCACCCCAACTTAATATTAACTTATTATCTACCTTTAACATGATTTTAAATATTTAAATTTACTATTCTCGTCTTTCAACATAATATACATTTTCCTTTTATGTATTCCAAATTTTTCCATACATTTTTTAACTGAGGGGTATATTTCTCCAGTTTCTATATTTTTAATATATTTACCTGTTTTTGGTCCTGCTCCTAATTTTAATTTTCCTTTACCCCCGGCACCAGGTTTAGGTTTTCCTCTTTGCTTCCAACAGGGTTTACCTTTTCTTTTACTAGGTATTCCCTTTTTTCCTAAACTTATATTCTTTTTATGTTCCTTTGTTTTAGGTTTTCCGAGCAATGCCTTACTTATTTTGGGTTTTTTAAGACCTTGAAGGGCTTCACTAACTAGAGGGTATGTTTTACCAGTTCGAGATTTGGAGATTTGCTTCCCTCTATTTAAATACTTTTGTGTTTTCGTAGGACCTCCGTCGCTCCCATAACTTTTATTAGTTAAATTATAAAAAAGAGGGTTATCCTTGGTATTATAATATTCTAACCAATAAACCTCTTTAATCTTTAAATCCTCAATAGATAAGCAAGTTTCAATTGTTTTTTTGATGAAATTATTTTTACCATACTTTTGAATATCTTCTTTTAAAAGAACCCCCCCACCTAAATAGTAGGGGGAGTTATTTCTATCTTTACCTATATATTTCTTACCATTTACCAGATTAGTTGTTTCGTATATAATCATAATTTTTGTTATACATATATGAAACCCTAAGGAGAGTAATAAAAGTATACTAAGGGTTTAATTTATTAATGACTATCTTTTAAATTATTAGCCATTGCAATAGAGTCGAAGTATTCTTTTCTTACTTCTGGTTTTTCCCTAAATACACCTGAGAGTTCATTGGTGACCATTGATGCTCCTCTATGTCCTGTACCTCTACATGATACACAGGAATGTGATGCTATAATTGAAACTGCAACTCCGATATTTCCCTCGCATATCTTATTTATAGCCTGATGGATAGCCACAGTTAATTGTTCTTGAATTGCACCTCTACGTCCAAAGTGTTCTACAAGACGATTTAATTTACTTAAACCCACAACTTGACCCCCTTCACCCGGGATGTATCCTATATGGACTCTACCTAATATAGATTCGTGGTGGTGACTACACATACTTGTTAAAGGTATATTACATTCCAAAACCATCCCCTGATAACCATCTGAGGGGAAAGATGTAATTGAGGGTGGGGAATTATATCTCCCAGCCCATTGTTCTAAAACATATTTTTTAGCAATACGTTTTGGTGTTTCCATTGAATTTGGATCGTTTCTCCAATCGCATCTTAATGCATCTAGAAACTGACCGAATGCCGAGGCGGCATCCTCTATCATTTGTTGTTTTTCTAAATGGGATAAGGGAAAACCAGAGGCAACACCATTAGCAAATCCTTCTTTTACCACTTCTAACTCTTCGTGGATTTTTCTTCTATCGTTAACATTGCTCATTTATATAACTTTTTATTTTATCTATTAAAACTAATACATCATCGGGGTCCATTGTTATTGCACAACAGACGTTAATATTCTCCTCTATTTCCTCCAATATACGAAGGGCTTCTTGCTTATCCAAATTAATTGTTGTATTTAAACATTATCATACGCATCGGTCTTGCTCAAATGCTATAATGTGTGGGCGCCAAGTCATGCGGTATCCGTTATCTCTAACCCAATCAAATACTAAAGGGTATGATTGAAATAATCCCTCCCTTGTATCACCACTAGGCATAAACCACACTTTTTCTTTAATCCAGTCATTCATCTCATCTACTGTATAAGCATCAGTCCAAGATGTTGTCCCGTAAGTTCTTTCATGTAATTTTTCTACTAACTGATTGATGAATTCTTTTATTTCAGCTAAAGCCACTTCATCTTTTCCGTCCCATACAGGTTTTAAATGGAAATCTTGATGATACACTATCGAATCAGCAATTGCATCTATATTTAACCTAAGTTTATTATGTTGTTTTATCATTTTTTCATCCGTAATACCACCTTGAGGTGTTCTAACACCAACAACGGGGACACTATTACTAAACTTAGGACTAATGCTAAGCAAATGAATAGGATAATCGGTAGCAAGAAAATGAGATCCCTCAGTTTCAATAGTAATATAAATATTTTTTTCATGTGCAAAATGTGTTAATTCATTTACTAAAGCAGCATGCATAGTAGGAGAACCCCCAGTAAGCATCATTTCTTTGATGTGGGGATTATCTTTATACATATCAATTATAGATTGGAAATTGTAAATTCCTTTCTCGGGGTGTATCGATGTATAAAAAGAATCGCACCATCCACCTTCACCAAAATAACATCTGTGGGTACATCCTGTTGTACGTATAACTACTGTTGGGTATCCTGCTCTAGATCCTTCTGATTGTACAGCGGTGTAAACTTCTACAATAGGTAAAACCTTATCATAGTCTGGTAATCGTTTTAATTGTTTTTGTTCCATAATTTTTTTAAGTGGTTTTTGTTTCACTATTTTTTATTCGCAATAATAGGCAGCATTTTTTCCATGTTCCATGAACTTCACCTTAGTAACCCTAACTCTATTAAACGTTTCTGTTTTAACAAATACATTTAATTTACCAAAGATATACTCTGCGAATTTTTCTGCTCCTGTAGAAGGTATTACTCTTACCTGAGCAACTCCTGCTTCTCCCATTTGTTTAAATGCTTCTACTTCAGGATCATCTTCTGCTACAATCAAGGTATGATCGAAAGTATAATCCATCCAAGCTTTTGGTTGTTTACCATCAATTAAAGTAGATGCGCGTTTCATTCCACCGAAATCCCAAACCCAATTCCTATCGTCTAATTCACCCTCAAAGTAAACTTTGAATGAAATTCCATAACCGTGTATGAATTTACACATTGTACCCTCTGCTCTCCATTGACGGAATACAGTGCTGAATCCGTCGAATACTTTACTTGATTGAAATTTACCCATTATAGAAGTTTTGAATTGCTTGTTCTGTATTTAACCCTAATAATCTATCTTTTGCTTCACCATTTTCTAGTAAGACTAGAGTGGGGATGTTTCGTATTGCGTATTTCGCCGTAAGCTCGGTATTTTGGTCTACATCAACTTTTTTGAAGTTGATTTTTCCTTCGGATTGTAATTTTTCCATTCGGGGTGCTAACTGTTTACATGGTCCACACCAGGTCCCTGTGAAGTACAATATTTCTCTCATTTTTAGTTATTTAATTTATTTTGGTTTATACTAATTCTTCTACTATTCCTATTCCTTCACTTAATATAAGTAAACCTACTGCGAAATCCAAACTATAACATAAAGAAATGTAACCTAAGATACGGATACATGACTTAGTGAAGTTAATTCTTTGGTGAAGGTGGTCATTTGGGTTTTTTTGGTTGTTCATAATTTATGTGTTAATATACAAAAGAAGACTCGCATTGGCAAGTCTTCTTATACATTTATTTGAGATATTGGATAAAATTATTGTGGTCCGTATAGGAATCGAACCTATGACCTTTTCGTTATGAGCGAACTTCTCTACCAGCTGAGATAACGGACCTTGCCTTTTTTAGAGTTTTTAGGATAGAACTCAAGGACAGAACGACCTGTAAAACTATTTAGAAGCGGATTGAGGACTCGAACCTCGCCTCAGGGTTATGAGCCCTACATGCTGCCAATTACACCAAACCGCAATTTGGCGGTCTATGAGGGTTTCGATCCCTCTACTCTACCGTGACAGGGTAGCATGATAGCCAGTTCACAAATAGACCGGTTTTGCTTAGTGAGATTACTAAGCTAGATTTTAACGGTTTTATTTCCTTTCAAACAAACTCATAAGTGTCTTACCACATGAAACAAAGTCAAATTACTGGGAGACTCTATTACCCGTCTTTATTCCTCAGAGAGCGGCGTTAAGGATGTCCACTCTAGTACCCCCATTTTGTTTATAGACTCCATGGATGTCTGTAAGTATCTCTTACTTATTGTGGAGTAGATGGGACTCGAACCCACATACTTTACCTTGCAAAGGTACTGCTAAGCCAATTTAGCTACAACCCCAATTAATTAAAAACTCTTTGTCCAAATTTCAGTTATGGAATTACGCTCCTTTGTTTCAGAGAGTAGATAACCTCTACAATAAACACAACTGCTGATACAGCTTACATATTACTTGAGGTATTTTACAAGTCTGAATACTATTGTTTATCTTCAAGCAAAGAATTTTTAATTTGTATTCCTGGAGGGTATCGATCCCTCTACTCTACCGTGAAAGGGTAGTGACTTAGCCAGTTGTCGACAGGAACATTCAGCGGAAGAGATAGGATTCGAACCTACAAAGCTTTTACACCCGACTGTTTTCAAGACAGCTTAACAACCATTGTCCACTCTTCCAATTGTAACTTTTAGAACACCTTAGAGTTACCAACTAATTCGACAAAACGATTCGAATGGCATCCGCGCCCATCTGTTTAACAATCCAATACTCGAAAGATATTGAGGTTTAATATTAAACAGACCCGTCATCCGTGTGCTTCGTTCCCTATCCTATGCATCGGAATCAGGCCGTTTTGAGCGAATAGAGAGAATCGAACTCTCGTCCTCTGGTTGGAAGCCAGATATAATAGCCATTATACTACACTCGCATTAAAAGTAAAACATTGACCACCCCACATGAGGTTCTGCTCAATAGGCGAGGTTGAATTACTTTTGAGCCTCCACAAGGAATCGAACCCTGTTAATCCGGGTACAAACCGGGTACATTACCATTTATGCTTTGGAGGCAAATATAAGAGAGGTTCGGGTCTTTCGAGGTTTCTAGAAATATCTGGGACTGGAGATAAACCTTTATCTTATTCCAGCTTGTCCTAGCTTCACTTACTCTCTTAATATTATAAGTTAGAATGGTTGTTTGAATCCCTTTTCAGTTCACCCTTGAACGTCTAACTTTATATTTTACTTCTAATTCTACCCAATACTTCTGTATGGACTAGTATCTAAACTTTTAACGCGTATTAATTATTTAGCGTAGTTATTAAATAAGTTTTCTCTTATCAGCAGGGCCGGCATATCTTCCTTGGTTGTTTATACCTTGGTTTCAAATCCTTAGCTTACTTTAATAACAATCAGAAGCTCTTTATCCTTACGGTCCCGTAGTTTTGGCTGCATACCAACTCCACAGTTAGGCCAGGGCTTTAAAGAGATTTTGTAGTCCTAGTTGGAATCGAACCAACCTTTGATAAGTTACTTACTCTAATGCTTTAACTTTCTCTTCAAACTAGTATAAGAAGTGTTAAACCAAAAGCCGTAACGTTACCCCACTAGTAAGAGTAGGGGCGACCTACTACTACATATAGGACTATTTTAATTTTGTAGCTATGTTAGGATTTGAACCTAATCCGGCTTTACAATACTAAGTGAACTTATCGTTAAACTTAACCTTGGAGAGGTGCTATCAACCAATGATCTCACAGCTATATTTTTTGCACTAACAGTAACTAGCTTATCCTTTTAAATCTGTTAATACTTCGGAATCTAACCGCTCATATCTCAAGTCCAGCGTAAGGACTAATGCTTATATGTTCTTGATATGCAACCTTCTAGGTATAAAGTTCCCACCACTTCACATCTAGAGTAATAAGTCGTAGATGCTACTCGAGAAGTTTTTTGTACGTTTGGAGAGATTCGAACTCTCACACCTTAAGGCACTAGATTCTAAATCTAGCATGTCTACCAATTCCAACACAAACGCAATTTAATCTTATCCAATTATGTCAATGATCTTTTATTAATCTTAAAACCTAAGTTTTAATGTTTTTAATTCGCTTTCGATACGAATTATATTCTTATCAGTTAAGGGAATTTGTTTTTTTGTTTCCTTACAAGTTTTTGTTCCAGATTTTAATTGATCTGATAATCTTGAATAAACTGTTCTTCTTCTATCTTTTGCTGATAATAGCATACTATGTGAAACTCCATTACTCTTTGATGACATAACTTCTCGGTTTTTATATTTATTACTTATACGTGAATATACGAAACATACCCCACGTATCCTAATTATTCTTTAATTATTTTTACAATATCATGATCAGTTTCTGGTATTCTATTTTTTAGAAATACAAACCCATCATGTGTTCTTGTTCCTTGACCTAATCCTTTATCTAAATAACCTACAACATGATCTAGATATTCAGTATCAGTTGTTGGTCTCAAATACATTAACTTAGCACCGTGTGAACTGATTAAAATATCACCTTTTTTACAATTTCTTAAATCTACGCTCATAACCTTTATTGTTTTTAATGTTCGAACCTTACGAACACGTGAAGATACGAAACATACCCCACGTATCCTAATATTTTTGCAATTACTGTTTAATTGCTTTTGAGAGTGAGACAGGAATCGAACCCGTTAAAAATTGGTTTTGCAAACCAACTGCCCAACCATGAACATCCCACTCTTTTTACATACCTAAATATGGTTTCCATTCATCCGGGATAAATGTTGTCTTTTTTAATAACATCAAATAATGCGGCCTTTGGGGTTTTGGTATTGGTTTACCATATTCCTTTAAAGTTAAATCCGCTTTTTCATTGTTACATCTTTTACAAGCAGTAACTAAATTATCCCATTTATTAGGCCCACCTTTAGATTGAGGTATAACGTGATCTAACGTTAGAGTCTTGCGGTTTTCACAACCACAATACACACACTCATACCCATCTCTTTTGAATATATTCTCACGTGTTAGAGGTACTTTATGAAAATTCATCTTCACATAAGTGTGTACTCTAATAATAGAGGGTTTAAAGATTGTTAATTCTGGGTTTACTACACCAAATGTTTCTGGGTATTCCGTTACTACATCAGCATTTCCCTTATATGAGATTACGAATGCCCTTTCTGTAGTAATAATACTCCTAGCAATATAACTAGTGTCAATTACTAAGGTTTTGTCATAACGGTTTTTCATGATTAAATAACTATGGTTTATATTGTGTGTTTCTAAACGTTTTCCAATTTATCTCTTTACGTTTATTCCTACCATTACATCCACTATTGGGACCACATAATGGACACCCTAATACTTGTCCGGAGTGGTACATTTTGTACGTACGAGAATTGGTTGTTGTTTGTTGAAATTTTTTTACTTTTTTTAACATGTTTGCTCTGTTTTTAGGTTAATTTACCTAAAGAGCATCGAATTTTTTTTTCATTTTTAAATTATTTAATTTTGCACGCCATCAAAGAATCGAACTCTGTCCTACGGGGTTGGAATCCGTTTGGTTACCATAACCTATGACGCATATAGAAAAACTGTTCAGATTCAATCCTGCCGAAGCTGTCCAGATTGGGGATCCTGTTTTTCTATTTTGAACCCCTGCCCAGATTCAAACTGGGATTGGAAGGATAGAAGCCTACTGTTTTATTCAGTTAAACTACAAGGGCATTAATGAATTCCCGGAGAGATTCGAACTCTCAATCTCTCGATTCGTATTCGAGGGCATTGCCATTTATGCTACGGAAATATTTGGAGGTTTTTCCTTATTGTACCCGTGATAGGATTCGAACCTACAAGCCGAAGCAATCGCGTTTAAGACGACCATGTTTTCCAATTTCATCACACGGGCATAAAGCCAACCCCGTAGGTTAGCAGGACATCTTTAGGTAATGTCTTTGCAAGAATTTTCATCTCTGACCAATTCGATCACCCTTTGGGCGTCAATAGGGGTGTAAGGTGGGTTTCGATCCCACTACCCTTCGGATCACAACCGAACGCTCTTCCGATTGAGCTACAAACACCATATTTGTAAGGCTCCCACTTTCCTTACTTGTTAGTCTAAAGTTTTATCTTTGCAGAAGCAGGTGACTAAATTATCCTTTAACCCGAGTGGTTTTAAATAGTATCAATAGATAGGATTGAACCATCGACCTGTTCCATATGAAAGAACCGCTCTACCACTGAGCTATATTGATGTTTTGAGGAAGAAATCGGAATCGAACCGAATGCCTTTTACAGCACGATTATCTTAGCAGGATACCCTAATCACCATCATAGTTTATCTTCCTTTTGTCGAAGTGGTAGGTTACGATCCTACTACCTTTGTCGTATCAGGACAATGCTCTACCAATTGAGCTACACTCCGGAATTGCTCCTCAGGTAGGGTTCGAACCTACTACCTACGCATTAACAGTGCGCCGCTCTAACCAGATGAGCTACTGAGGAATTTTTAGTTACGATTAAAGGACTCGAACCTTCATTGGACATATCTGCCGCTACTGCTCATGAGACAGTCAACGCACCTGCATCGTAATGTAATGGTGGTACTGATTGGTATCGAACCAACTACACCTAGATTTTCAGTCTAGTGCTCTACCGTTTGAGCTACAGTACCAAATAAGAATGTGGTGGGACCCGATGTAATTTAACCACACCCTTTATACATTGTCCTAGGTTGTATAAAGGTACATCTTCACTATCGTGGGCGATGGTGGACTCGAACCACTCCCTTTCGGACGGAATTTACAGTCCCGCTGTCGTATCCGAACGACTTTCAACCCCCATTTTCTAATCTTAAAATAATCTTTACCAAGACTTTTACACCTTGTTTTATTTCTAACGTTTAAAACTAGAATTAGTTAACGTACAAGAATCGAACTTGCTTCTCCCGGCTCATTGCCGGGCGTGGTCACCATTCCACTAACGCCAAAAACTATAATTAATTGGAACTACAATTCCTAACCTCTATAGAGTAGTCTGTGTTTAGATCACTATTGTAGTAATGATTCTCTTCACCCAACTATTTTTGTACCTCCTGATGGAATCGAACCATCGCACTTTGCATGTAAAACAAATACGCTACCATTACGTCAAAGAGGTAAGTTTAATTTTTTAGTTATGATAGGATTCGAACCTATATCTTGCGGACCGCCATGTTAACCGTTACACCACACAACCCCGGAAATTAATAACCTCAACTTGCAAATTTGTACCCCTGTTAGGAGTCGAACCTAACCCCACTGTTTAAAAGACAGTTGCCTACACCGGTTTGCTACAGGGATAGAAGTAAATAAAAGATTGGTGTATCAATAACCTCCATTTAAATGTTTTGATATCATTACATTTAAACCTGTTTCACAGTTACCCCTTTGGCTAAGAGAGCTTATTATGATATTAAGCTTAATCTTTTATTAAAACTATTGCGGACTCTTTTCGAACTTTGCGGGCTCGTATCATTCCTTCTTTTGATAGTTTTTGTCGGGTAGACAGGAGTCGAACCTGCCGCCTCTCGCTTCCAAAGCGAGCTTCTCACCTCGAGAATACTACCCGAATTAATCTACTTTTAGCCTGGTTATTTTAGCTAAGCCTTTTAGCCAGGTTATTTTGTAAATTATTGTTGGTCTGGAGAGAATCGAACTCCCATTAATTGAGTCAAAGTCAAATGTAATAACCGTTATACCACAGACCAATAATGTAAGAGTTGGGCTCTTACTACCTCAATTAAGCATATCAGCTGGACCATTATGCCAGCGTTCGAATCAGAATTGATAGTTTTGAAGAAGGTGTGGGATTCGAACCCACGGATCTTTTACAATCACTAGTTTTCAAGACTAGCACAATAAGCCAGACTCTGTCAACCTTCCTTTAATCTTATCCAATATGTCAATGAACCTTTTTTACTTTCTACCCCATGAAGATACGAAATCTACTCCGGGTAACCTAATTTTTTTGCATAAATTTTAAAAAAAAACCCGAATCTTTTCAGATCCGGGTTTTATATAAATGATATGTATTTTAAACTATCAACTCATAATGTACCCGGAAATATGTCTCGGTTGCTTATATTCGCTATTAAATGTAAAGCCACAAATCACATCACTACATAACGATAACGTCCATATATTAAGGACCTGCATCGAGGCATGTAGATTTGTAAATATGTTTTGAAGTGTTTTCATGTTTATTTTTATTCTATAATAAATATATGAAAAAGATATTAAGTCGCCAAGGAATTTTTTTCTTTTTCTTTTATTTTTTAATTATTTTTTTTAACGCATTTACATAGTTGGGATCCTCCGCATAATATTGAGATAGATAACTATAATATTCTTGTTCTGTTCTAATTTTATATAAATAAGTTGAATAATACAGGGCATAATCTAGTACCGAGTCTTGCCAATTGTTATAATGAGCATGTGATCTCTTAGTTCCAACTGCTAAATTAGCTCTTGATCTTGCTTCTTTCATCCCAAATAAATTATTATTTTCCAAAAATATGTGGGAAGAGAAATTAGAGGACTCGAGTTTAGCTTGTGCCAATACAATATGGGGAAATTTAAAGTTTAAACTATATATTTTCTCTTTTAATTTTTCTTCAGAAAAAGTATTTGCTTCTCGTATTATAATAAGCCTATCTTCTAAGGATATATTTTCTGTTTTTTTGTTATTATTGTAAGTAAGACCAAATATGGTTACTAACCCTAATACCGCCCCAAACCCCAATAAGGATCTGCTTGTTATACTAGTTTTTTCATATAACATCGTTTCTTGATTAAATTTATAATACATAACCTTAATTGTTTTTAATTGTTATTATACCTGAATATACGAAAGATATTATGGGAAACCAAATTTATTGAATATTCAGTTTATGGGTTTAATTTTTCTAATTTATTAACTTTAACCAACCCCATTTTATGCCTTTAGTCATTCGGTTTTTAATTGTAATGTAATCTCCTGATTTTTCACATGCTATAAAGTCACGTAATATTATTTCTTTTCTTTGTTGGTTGAATTCACCCTCATCTTCAACTACTATTTCGTAATTTTTATTTCTATACCTATAAACTACCATGTTATATAGTTTTTGATAGAGTATACACACTATTAGAAGTTCTAAACTTCACATAACCCTCAGATTGCTCAAGGATTTCAGTTACGGTAGTGGTTTGCCAAGTAAAAAATTGATTAAAGGGTGACATTATTAACGTAAAACCTACTTCAGGTAATGTATGCATAGCTTTAACACCCTTGCCATTTTCATTAAATTCCAACCATCTTACGTCTTTACTATTTTTGGTTAACCCGTCTCTTTCCCTAACTAGTTTGTAATTAAATTCTGTTTCTATACCTTGTTCTTTTAGAATATTAACCGGTATTTTTATTTGTTTTATTTTACTCATACTATACCATTATTATTGATTTCCTCAAGTCTATCTAATATTATAAATTGTTTATCTAATAAATTTTGTATATATTTTTTTGTAATTGTTGGTGATTCGATATCACAATATAAAATAAAAAGGAGATTGTGTGTTTTTTTAAATAATTTTTCACCAAATAACCAATACCTTTTTCTAACTTTAATAATGGGTAACGTGTCGTAAAAATAGGTATTATAACCCGTAAAGTCCCTACCATGTTCTAACTCACCACCAAATTCTTTAACACTGTATAGGAACTTTCGACCTTTATACTCTAATTGTTTCATATCTCTAAAATATTTCCATTACTACTCAATCTACCAAATTTTCCATCAGTAACCACGGAACCGTTTGAAAATACTGTATCCAAACCATCAACAGTTCGAGTCCCAGCATTGATAATGTCTTTACAGTTATGTATGTGACCGAACAACATGAGTTGAGGG